TATTTAGATAATGTTAATCTCAAGCTTAGCGTAACCATCAGAATCTTTCTTCGACAGCCAACGACCCACATGCACGCTATGCGAACTGGCGCTATTGGAACAGAAAGAACCACCGGGCACGAAGTGGGCTCGTTCACCCATCGTAATCGCACCAGAAATTTGATCCGTTACAACAAAACCATGTCTCAATAAGAGAACCTTACCACCCTTTTGCATCTCATCTTTGTCATAGTTAATATGCTGTCGAGTGAGATCCAAGTTAACTACATCATTCAATAAAAGGCCCACGGGCTTATCGCTTACAGACGATGCAACTTTAACAGAAGCTTCGGACTGGTCCATCGCTGCACCAGAGCCTTGACTGTCAAACACACACAGCAAACCTCTCTCAGCAGTCTCATTCATGAAAAAGCTAAGGTCGGTTAAAAATTCATTTCTAGTCGGTCTCAATGCCATTTTGTTATCTCCTGACTATTTTTTAAGATTATTTGTTTAAAATATGATCAGTTACCCACTCTTGAAGACCAGCACGCACTGTGTCAATCTCTTCAGTCTGGGCTTCTTCGGTATCAGCTTCAACAGACAAGTCAACAGACTCTTCTGCTTCTGCAGTTTCCAGAACTTCCTCATCGGAAGCTACAGCTTCTTCTTCAACTTCTTCTTCAGCTTGAGCTTCGGTCTCTTCAGCTTTAACTTCTTCTTCAACCTCTTCGGGCTTAACAGAAGCAACTGTTTCAACCATCACTGTAAACTGATCNTCAGTCAAAGAATCAAAAACTTCCATCTTAGCTTCAGCGTCTTCTTGAGTAAGACCAGCACCGACCAAAGCCGCCACTCTCTTCTCAATTTTCTGCTTCTGCTCAATATCTTGAAGAGCCGACTCTGACTTAGTCAAAGATTCGGTTGCTTCAGTCAATTGTGTTTGGAGAGTTGTAATCTCTTCATCTTTAGAGGCTGTTGCCTCTTCGCTAGCCTTAAGATCTACCGCAAGAGTTTGCAGATTATCTGTCAACTCTTTAATTTGCACATCATATTTCTCAAGATTAGCTTTAGAAAGCTTATCAGTCAGCTCTTTATTGTCTGCTTGTACAGCAGCCAGAGCGTCCTTAAGCTCTTTGACTTGATCATTTAAAAGATCAGTACTCATAGTATCAGTCTCCTTCAAAACAATAGATTGATTTTTCTTTTCTACTGATATAGATACACCATTATCGACAGAAAAGAGATTTTTAGACGAAATAGAAACATTGTTGAATTCAGTCAACTTACTCTTATCAAAAATAATACTGTCTGGATTAGCGGGCCTGTTGACAAATCCTTTACCACTAAAGACAATATTTCGTAAAAGTCTTCCAACCTTGTGGTCTTCATATCCTCCACTACCTCCATAAGCCCTAAGATGTTTAGTAAGAAAAGCAGTTTCATCATTACGAGCAAGAACATGTCTCTTCCCGCCTGGATCTACTACCGCATAATCAAATCCACTAAATAAACACTCCATGGATACAAACTTATTTCCCGCTTCAATTTCTTTAATCAAATTCTCAGCTCTAGTTTGATAAGCTGGGTCCTGCCACTGTCTATAAATAACAGAGGCTACCAATATATGATAATAGTCAGGTAGGTTATCTGAACTACTATCTTTGTCAATAACTTTCATATTTTTGTCAACTGACCAGTTATCAACAATACCCCCGACGATTTGGCGTTCGTCGTGCTCTAGGTTCGCAGGTTTATACTTGGGTGTATTCTGAGCGGCCCAAACTTCTCCTTTATCAAAAACATCGTCATTTTTATTCCATGAGGTTGTAACCAAAATAGAATAAACATGATAAATATCTTTGTCATCTACAGCTGCTGTTGATATCGAAAGATTATCAAAAGCTTTAGCTAGATCTTGCTTTTCATCCAATAAGATAGGAGATTCATAAGCAATGGAAGATTGGGTTTTAATTTGATGCTCTAAACCAGCTTTTTTTTCAGCAGCAAATACGTGCATCTTTATCTCCGTTACCTAGTTTTATAATCAGCATAGAAGGAAGCTCTAATACCTCTAATTTCTTCTATACTTAATTTTCTTTGAATATTTTCAGAAGCGGATTGTATCCATTCCCTACATTCTATACGTACACCATCTGACGACTTTTCCTTTAATCCTGCAAAAACATTTTCATTAGATAGATCTTGCAGGCACTCTAAATTACACAAAACCTCAAATTTAATCTCTTCGGTTTGCTGAAATTCCTTAGCTGTTAAGCTTCTCATGTTCTTTTTATTAAAATGCTTAAGTAAGCCAGGATTAAGCACTTTAGCTATTTTAGACTGAGCATCTTTTGCCCATAATTCAATAGCTGCCTTATTTTTAGGCTTAAAGGTTCTAGGCTTTCTACCATTCTGATCTCGCGTATTCGGAGGTCTTCCGGGATCGCCAGGGGGTACAGGAGCCTGTTGTCTAGGAGCATTTCTCTTACTTTGCTTATTTCTCATTTCCAAAGCAGAGTTGTCCCCTTTTTTCTTGTCTTGCAGTTCCATACCCACTTGGGTAGGAGATACAACCCCAGTTTGCAATGCAATCTTCTCCAAGCCATATTCTTTATCTACAGCATGATAGGGACTGATTTTCTCCATATCTTTTCTAATCCTAGTTCTTTCTTCTTCCACCACTCGTCGTCTTTCAATATCAGGCTTAGCCTTAATATGACGCTGAACAAACTCGTCACTAACAATATTTCTGTCTGCCATTCCCACCAATAAATTAGTCATGGCTGCTGGATCATCTAAGTACATATAATCAAATTCAATCTGAGCTGGAAATCTAAAGCCCATTGATTTTTTGACAATATTTAATTGTTCATTCCAAAACTCTAAAACAATACCTCTAATATAGTTTAGACGTTCGGTCAAGGTTTTTAAAGAAATAAAGTTATTAGTAGTTCCAGTAGCGCCAAAGGTTCCCGTCAACGTAGGAGGAATGCCCAAACACGCATAGATAGCCATAAGAGTGGGACGATACTTTTCTTCTCCTAGAAACCTTTGTACATCAGTTCCTGTTTCAATTAATTCAATATCAGGACCCCAAACCATATCTATAGTTCCACCACCCACATTAGACCCTAAGATCTCTTGAAGCGTGGAAGATGCAGTAGGAGTAGGAGCAAGCTTGTGTTCTAAGCTACCGAGCTTCCAAACTCGAATCTTAGAGATAGCTCCATCCAAAGCAGCCTTATCAGCTAACTTTAATCTATCATACAAGATAAGATCGTTAAAACAAGCATAGGTCATAGGATCAGCCCATTCTTGCCAATCATCTTTCTTATAGTAATACATAAATGTTTTATCTGGAGGAAGAAGTACTTTTTTATTTCCTATAGCAGCATCTATAATTTCATCAGGAATATCCGCTACAATACTTCTTTCTACGTTATCTTGACTATTTTGCAACTGTCGAATATGTTGAGCTAAACGACGAGGTAAAGATATTGCATATTGTTTATTCCCAGTTAAGGTAGATATGGGACCTCCAACAACTTCAATAGTCAATGGATCAAGAAAATGGTACTGCCAGGGAATTTCTCCTTTTTGAAAGTCATCTGTCCTTAAGATGGCTGGCATATCAGGAGATGCTAATGATTGTTGCATCTGTAATCTTTTAGCTTTATTGACCTTAGCAGTCTTCATGCGAATAGGAACGTTTGCTTCACGAAGAAGCAGATTGCAAAGCCTTTCAGAAACTTCTTTTCCTTTAACACGAACAAACCAATCGTTATAAAATTTTTCCACCCTATGGTTCTGATGAACTAAGCGAACACCTTGACAAGCGAAATCTCCCATTAAATCGATAGCATTTCTAATGAGACCGATTCTTCGATAAGCCAAACGGGCAAAAGCAATAATATCTTTAGGAGCAGTAGGAACCGCTTGATCAGGTCTAAACCAATCAAAATCCGATTCCCTTAAGCTAGGTCTTCCACTTAATGAACTAGTTAAGTCTGAAAAATCTCTAGTTCTGGAAGAGTACATAGCAGTAGCTGATTCTTGAATAGACTGAGTATAAGCAGCTAGAGCAGATGTTCTATCTGCCTTATTTTCCCAGCTCACGTAAGCAGCTTCTTTTCCCGTAACAGGGGTTCCCGTAGGTCGTTTTGCTTTAGACACTATTTAAGCCTTTATAGAGAGAGAGTAACAATACCTATTATATTGTACACCAATACATATTAATTCCTGCGAACGGCAAAGCATGTATTCTTATTTAAATTCTCAGCCCAAGCCTGTCCCATATACATCTGACCCTGCGGCAATTGTTTACTGGGAGATCCCGGAACTACAACCTGTCCAATAGTCCCATAGATAGGGGGAGGAAGTTCCCTGTGTATAGTACGAGCTATCATATTAGCAATGACAATAGCACTGTACCTATCCTTTCTCATACGCCCTTTTCTTCCGGTTTTAATCTTAATCTCAGGAGTATCAAACTTTTCACGTCCACCAGCCGTAACAGACATTACCACGGTGACTAGCTCATTTTTTAGCTCTTCGATCTCCATTACACAGTCTTCCAAAGTATCGTACAATCTAAGAGCATAAGANTCTCCNACCTTNTCCTTTANTTGACTGAATGCTATTTTATCCTTCTCCGTCATCAGACTTAAGGTTAAAGTATCAAACCTCGGAAATAAAAGCACTTTATCCTCCATGTCCTTTCTCATTCCATGATTGGCCTGAGATGTCCATTCCGCCTTGGCAAAGTTAATGAGTTCTAATATATGGTCTCCAGCTATCTGATCCGTATCTTTTTCTTTTTCTTCGATAATAGGTAGGATCGGTCTCTCCCCTGGCTGTAACTTATCTATATCCCGCAGGGCTTCCGCGATAGTATATCTACCACCCTGCGAATCTATTCCAATTCTTACACATGGAAAAGCTTTTTGAAGATCTCTAATTTTTCTAGCACAAAAACTGTAATAATCATGAGCATTAGTTAATCCAATATTTTTTCTGCTTTGAAAATCTTTTTTATTTGTTGTCCAGGAATATACCACCCTCTGATGTTCAGGATGCACTTCAAGTACTATAATAGCAAAGTTATCTTGTTCAGAAGCTGGATCAATGCCAAAAATGTATTGTGAATCATGAGACCCTCGCGTAATGGCATCAAAGGGCGTGGGGCACCAATGAGGCCATCCACTTTTTTCACAGTTTCTATCATGTGCTACACATGATTCAATTAAACTTCTTTTGAAGAAGCCTTGGCTATCAGCTGTAAAACAAGCTCCATACTCCATTTGGTAAATGCCGTTATGCATCGTAGCTCTAGCTCGTGCAACTTGTTGATCATCCATGAAACCTTCAGGAATAAGCTCGTAAGGAACTCTAACAACAGAAAAGGCTTTCCAATTCAACCTTTTCATATAATCAGGAACTTTGTCCATACTCTCATCACCAGACTCTTCAGCCGCCTTTTTAAAATCTCCATGGCTCTTGATGGTAGATTTATATTTTTTCCAGTAAGATGAGAAATGCTCAAAATCATATCCACAAGTTCCAGAAATAATAGACTGGTTACTATGTCTATCTTGATAGCTCGACTCCATACGCTCGTCCCACTCTCCCCTTTCTTGCATCATCTTTCGTTTGGCCGCTTCTTTTACATTCCCTGTAGGATCACTAGACACCGCTGTGAAACCAGCTACCACTGTTTCATAGATATCCACGGGAATGCTATTAAATTCGTCAGCGATAATAGTATGTGCGCGTAAACCTCTAATCTTACTACCATCACCTAAAGGAACCGCCATCGCCCAACTTTCATTAATCCTCATTGTACATCTATCTACATCTCGTCGAGGCCCGCTGTTATCACCACATATACTACGTAAGAGAGGTGCGTGCTTCCAAATAGTATCCATATATTCAAAAATAACTTTAGACTGTCTAAAAGCTGCTCCCACGATAACAATCTTAGTTCCAGGAACGAGAGTGCATCTTAATAGGGCGTATACCGCTAAAAGAAAAGATTTGCCAAATCCACGACTGGCAATATACATAGGAAAAGCTTTAGTCCACAATTCCCTTAAGACTACAACCTGTTCTGGTAAAAGTTCTATATTAAGAAGTTTTTTAACAGTCCACTGAAAATATTGTGGATCTCGCATAATTTTTATAACATATAGATGAAAATTGTTTTTTTGATCATCTGTAAGATTAGTAAANGGATTNTNTATATCCTNNATATCTTGTTTTGTTATATTAAGCCAAGCATGCTCATAAGATTCAACATCATACATGGTATTCATTAACCTTCTTTAAAATACGTAAGGCCATTTCCTCAGCTCTTATTTTATCACCACAGGCTATTACATGAATTCCCTTTTCTATTTGCATACTAAATAAAACACTAAGGATATATTGAGACTTAATACGCAAGGTCTTCCATCGAGCGGGAGGAATACCAGAACCTGATGGATATCTTTCTATATCTCTCCAATCAAACTCTAATAATAAAAAAGCATAGGGAAACTCGGTCATAGCTTCTA